GCGCAGCAACATCACGCTGACGCATCTGCATCTCAGTAATTGCCGCGTTCGCCAGCTTCAGTTCTCTGGCATTTTTGTCGCGCTGTTCTTTGTAGGCGATGGCGTTATCACGGTAATGATTAACACCCCATGACAGGCAGACGACGATGCAGATAACCAGAGCGGAGATACCGATGCTGCTTTCGGCTCTGCTGGTAAATTATCGCCCGGTATGCAGTAACGAAATTTACCGCCCTGATTTACGCGAATCAGACGACCTTTGCTGATTGCCATTGCCAGCGTTGAAGCCACTTTGCGTGATGTGGTACCAAACAATGTAGCCAGCTCATCAGCCGTTTGTGGTCCTCGTTGTTCAATCGTCGCGGTTAAATCGCACTCTGAGATTTTCGCTACTGTTGCTGTGGTGATTTCTTCCGGCAGTTCTGCCTGCGCTGGCTGTTCCTGCTGAACATTGTTATCAGCCACACGCCAGGTGTACGCGCTTTTATCAACAAAACCAGCCTTTTTCAGTTCCCATAGTTCGTTCAGCACTTCTTCACGACTGATATCAAGTCGCGCAGCAAGTTCTATGGATGTGGCTTTTCCCATTGCTTTCAGTGCGTCAAAAACAGTCTCCATTAAATTTTTCTCCCGGTAAAAATTACTTCGCAATTCCTGGCTGGACGACATTCGGACGCCAGCTCTCCCAGTTAAAATTCACCCATCGCCCGCCGTTCATGGTCATGCGATCCATAATCCGCTCGCCGAGCAATGTTTTCATGGCCTCATAGTTCAGGTTTGTCAGCATCCCCACGCTGCGCATCGACGCTGTCCGGCGATCAACAATCTGGTGCAGTACCACCTGCTCGTTTTTCGTCTCGCGCTGAATGCCAATTTCATCAAGAACCAGCAGATCCACTTCGCACAGTTCCCGCAAAAATTTTTCGCCTGACTGCCCATCGTCATAGCTGGCGTGCAGGGCACTCATAACATCAGCCACGGTAACCACAATCACTGTCTGACCGTCTTTCAGCAGGCGATTCCCGATAGCTGCCGCTAAGTGGTTCTTCCCGGTACCAGGTTTTCCGCTGAACGCAAAATTTGTACACCCGGTCATCAGTTCATCAGCGATGGATTTCGCCTGACTCAACGCGTATCGCTGCCCTTCGTTCTGCACCTGGTAATTCGAAAACGAGCATTTGCGGTGCAATGGCTGGATGCCAGAGCGATTCAGAATTTTTTCCACCCGCAACTGACGATTCTGACGGTTGATCTCCTCACAACGTTTCTGGCCTTCGGAAAGTTGCCACTCGCGCCACTCCGCTACCGTCTTGAATGGCGCGGTTACATGTGACGGGGCCAGTCTGCGGATACGTTCAAGAACATCGCCTGTCGCAATATTTTTCATGGTCAGTTACCCCCTGAAGCCTGGCGGGATCGCACTATCCGGTAACGAGACGGTGTTAACCTGTCGGAGTAACGTCTCAGGTCGAACACCTTTCGGCGCGAACAAGCCCTGGTATTCATTGGCGATGCTGTGTCGAATCACCTGCTCAGGTGAAAAACCCTGCTGGCGGAATTTTTCCAGCTCCCGTATCGCCCCGTTAGCGCCCTGCTCCGTTCGAATCGGTTTTCGCAATGCCTGGCGAAATTCAACCCACTCACGCCAAAGCGAGACAGAAATCCAGTTCGGCAAAGTAATATCCAGAGGGTCAAACTTTTTGACACCTCGATTCCCCCGGGGGGGATTTAGGGGGGGATCTGTTTTTAGATCTTTATCTGTATCTTTATTAGTTGCCTTTGTGTTGACATCATGTTCAAACACCACTTCAACATCTGTTTGAACACCTGTTAAATTTCTCTCTTGTTTTGTTTGAACATCTGCTTCCTTTCTGCTTCTTCTGGCCTGAACAGATGCTTTTCCTGCGGCTGATTTTTTGGTTAATTTTTCCCTGACTGATGCCAGATCTTCCTCAATCCGAAGATGCACCCATTCCTCGCCGTTATCGCAAAAAAACTCCTGCAAGGATGGTTCAACATCAGCCCATCGCTCGTTAGTCAGACGGGCAATTTTTGCCAGCCTGTTTTTAGGTATTGGCTTTCCTGTTTGCCAGTAATTGAACATCAGCAACAAATACGCACCATGCTCCTCTGCTGACAAATGCATGGTGTCAGCCAGGTAATCAGCTATGTACAGTTGCATGTATGGTAATGCGGCCATAATTGCCCCGTATGATGCTGCCCGGTGGCTTAGAATAAGCACAAACAGCATGGAAACTTTTGCTTAATGAACAATGACAGAATCGTCGGAAGAACCGCCGCCGCTGAAATGCGCTTTCCGGTAAACGGCTTGGACTGCATCATCATGCGCATCAATTGCCGTACTTAACGCTTCCTGCGCCGCCAGTAATGCACGGCGTTCCAGGGTATCGAAGATGCAGAGTCGGTGACGCAGCTCGCGCGGAAGGATTGCCAGAATTGCTGGGATCAGCTTCTGAATTTTTTCTCTTTGCGTTTTCGTTTCACCTTTCAACCAACGGTGATAGATATTCTGCTGATTGTTCCAGTCCTTGCCTGGAACCAGGGGCAATTCGCCGCCCCCCTGGCGCAGATATTCTTCAGTAATTGCATTGGCTACCCATGCCTGCCCTTTTTCGGCTGCTAGGGCAAACAACACTGATTCGATGTGCTCATGCTTGATTTTCATGAATCATTTGCCTCTTGATGTTTCAGGTATGATCAAATGAGGATTTGTTACTGTCATTTAGTTGCTTCACTGACATATTCTGCGAACAACATGCCGAACGTCGTAAATATGACCAGTCAATATCAGGACGAAGTTCTTCGCACAGAACCTCACCTCTTGTTGCACGTTCAATTGCTGGACATCTCTCGGCAGGCAATTGACGTACCCCTTTGATCCATTGATTTACGCTTGGAGGTGATACACCTAAAAGCCTAGCCATTGCTGATTGCCCACCGACAACAGCACAAGCTTGCTTGAATGAATAGTTCTCTTTTTTCATCGAATGAACTCCAAAAACACACAGAAATATTAGGCGACGCCTAACGCAATTGTCAATAGGCTGTGCCTAATGCAGTAAGGGTAGGGATTGCCTAATGTAATGCGCATAGGAGAATATTAAGCAATGCTTAGTGGTAAAGACTTAGGCCGAGCGATAGAGCAGGCCATTAACAAAAAAATCGCATCGGGATCCGTCAAATCAAAGGCGGAGGTCGCACGCCACTTTAAAGTCCAACCACCATCAATTTATGACTGGATTAAGAAAGGCTCTATAAGTAAAGATAAACTTCCAGAATTATGGCGTTTCTTTTCTGATGTTGTTGGTCCAGAGCATTGGGGGCTTAACGAATACCCCATACCAACCCCCACCAATTCAGATACAAAAAGTGAACTTTTAGATATAAACAACCTTTATCAAGCAGCCTCTGATGAAATAAGAGCGATTGTAGCTTTCCTGTTATCTGGAAATGCTACAGAACCAGATTGGGTTGACCACGATGTTCGCGCCTACATAGCAGCGATGGAAATGAAAGTGGGTAAGTATCTGAAAGCTCTTGAATCTGAACGGAAAAGCCAGAACATCACAAAAACTGGAACTTAAACTTATATGGTCTGACGGAAAACTCCTGGATTCCGTTATTTAACCCCCCCATCACTTTCTGCTGTCGCCATCACCTATTAGGTTACGCTCAAAACATTAGGCATAGCCTATTGACAATCAATTAGGCATTACCTATAGTTCCAGCATACCACCCACCCCGCCCCACAGAACGCCGGGCAATACTTCGAGTTACCAGGCAGTGGTAAGGGGTTAAGTAGCCAGCCCGAGGCGTATGAACATGACGGCGGGATTCAAATTTTGCAGTGCAGCAGTTAGTTCCGCCACCCGGCGTTAAGGGGAGAGATAAGATGGTGCATTACGAAGTAGTTCAGTATTTGATGGATTGTTGCGGTATCACTTACAACCAGGCTGTGCAGGCTTTACGCAGCAACGACTGGGATCTCTGGCAGGCAGAAGTCGCTATACGTAGCAACAAGATGTGAGATTCGCAAAATGCAAAAAATCGAC